CTTGAAGTCAGTCTTTACTATCGACCGCAATTTCTGGGGGTGTGAGTATGGAGCTATATGTTTTTAATTCAAGCCGGCAACTTGCTGGTATTGTAGAGTCTTTCGAATACCTGCGTTGGACACGGCGCTACTCTCAGTGCGGTTCTTTTGAACTGAAAGCTATAGCCACGCCGGAGAATACTGCACTTCTTAAGGCTGGTAACATTCTTTGGAAGAGTGACGATGAAGAAGCCGGTATTATAGAGCATTTAGAACTGTCCCAAACCGACAGTGAGATCATCACAGCTACTGGACGCTTTGCTACCTCTTTCCTGGCCCGACGGATTATCTGGGAGACGGAGTCTCTCACAGGTGACCTGTCATCTTGTGTGGAACAGCTTCTTAATAAGAACCTTATTAATCCTTCCGATCCAGCACGGCAAATTACGGGCATTTCATTCTCATCGCCGTTACTCGATGTGCCAATCAATACACAGATATCGTATCGCAACCTGATGGAAGCGGTTATGGAACTATGTGACGCTTCGGGTATCGGAATTAAGACTGTATTCACACCGGCCCAGGGGACATTTACGGTAACGCTGTACAAAGGCACAGCTTCTCAAGCAGTGTTCTCTAAGGAATATGAGAATCTGACAGAGCAGACATACACAGAAAGTGCTGCGGATTATGCCAACACTGCACTTGTCGGTGGCGAGGGAGAGGGGTCTGAACGCACATTTGTCGCTATTACTGGCGGTTCTGGGGAGGCTCGCCGTGAGATATTTGTTGATGCCAAAGACCTGCGTAAGGATGATTTCGGTACAGACTACACAGAGGCATTGACCTTCCGAGGTCAGAGCAGGCTCAGTGAATTGGCCATACGTTATTCTTTTGATGTGTCTGTCAATCCACATGGTAACCTTGTTTACAAAACGGATTTTGACTTAGGCCAGACTGTCAAAGTAATCTCAAAGCCTTGGGGCGTGTCAATGTCAACCCGGATCATGGAAATCGAGGAAACATACGATGCAACTGGCTTAAGCATCGGTGTGACGTTCGGAAAGTCGGTGCTTTCCATTGCACAGAAGCTCAACTCTGATATGAGCCAGGTTAAAACAGCTCTGCAAGCCCCGTCAGGAATATCCGAGGTGGTAGAAGTTCTGGGTGACTTAGAGGATGTAAATCCGAAGATTCAAGGAGACACCGTTACAGATACAATTAACAATCTATTCGGTAAACTTCCTGCTCTTGAGGTAAATGTAGGTGAAGGAACAATATCTATCGGCCAGTATGCCATGCACCATATGGTTCCCGGAGATACCATTTATTTCACCTCATGGAGCGGAAATAAGTTCAGCGACCAGCCTAGTGATGATGGGCATGTCTTTTTAGTGAAGCATAATGGCGATAACACAGGAAATGGATACCAGCGGGCTATGGGCTTTTTCATTAGCAGGAACACCATGACGTTTTATGTAATATCGGTTTTCCTGTTTAACAATCCATCCGGCCAGGCTAACTGGTTGAGTTTTCCCCTTGGTAATCTTACAGATATTGCAGCCGCAGTACGAGGAAGCACCTTTGCGGCAAGTATCAACAATGTTTACAATGCGCCTGTATCAGGTGCGAGAATTGCAGACGGAGGGGTCACCGGAGTAAAAATAGCGGATCGAACGATTACTGCCGATAAAATTGCTTCGGCGCTAACTGATTACTCCACAACGGAGCAAAACACAGGAAGGCAATGGATAGACGGCAAGTCTATATATCGCAAAGAAATAAATCTCGGTACGCTTACGGACACTACTCCAAAAAGTGTAGCTCATGGTATTACAAACCTTGATACTGTAGTCAGTTTATCCGGCTTTGCGACAAACGGGACGGTTTTCCTTCCGTTACCCCTGGCAAGGTATAACAACTTCGCATCTCAGATCGGCCTTTATGCGGATAAAACCAATATCGTTGTTGAGCCTGGCACCGATCGAACAGCGTTCACGGGCTATGTAATTATTGAGTACACAAAAACCAGCTAAGGGAGGATTTTATGTATGGAGAAAAGCGGTTTCTTTAACTCATCTGACGGAGACAGGGTCTATGACGCGGCAGATTTTGCAGCGTATTTTGGGAGCCTTGTCTCCAATGGGATTTTTTATACCACTCCTACAAACCTGCAGGTATCGCCCGGAACCGGTTTAGCGGTGAGCGTGGCGGCAGGAAGTGCATGGATTAATGGTTATCGGTATGAAAATACCGATGCCTTGAATATTCCACTTGCTACTGCAAACGGTAGCAATCCTCGTATTGACAGGATAGTTGTTCGACTAAGCATGATTAACCGGAGTATTCAGCTGGCTGCTGTTACCGGAACTCCTGCCGTTACACCAACTGCACCGGCGCTGACAAGGACAACTGATGTATATGAGCTTTGTATTGCAGACGTTTTAGTGCCTGCAGCTGCAACATCTATAGCTCCGAACAATATCACAGATACACGGCTGAATACGAATCTATGTGGCTTGGTGAATTCCCTTGTATCAGCGGTATATGAGTGAGGTGAATTCTTATGGCAACTTATCAAGCCATTAACGCATGTACATGGAGAAACGGGAGTTGGATTCCAGGGGTTACCCCAAATGTAAGACAAGGAGTATATACACCCGCTAACAACTATGAGAATGTTGGTGTCATGGTTTTTGACCTCACCAGTATTAGGAATACCTATGCCGGATATTATCCCACATCGGCCAGCCTTCACTTAAATCGCGTGGCAGCAGGTGATTGGGGTTCTGCCAGAACCATGACGCTTTATGCTGGAAATCAATATGGAATTCCAGCTGTTGGATCGAGTACAAATGTATCTGCGAGTAGGCCTGTAAAGGTAACCACTGGATATAATTACACTATTTCGGCTGGACAAGGTGCAAAAGATATTACTATTTCCACCGCCCTGATAGACTCCATCGGTAGCGGAGCCAGCAACTGCTTGTTTATTGATTGCGGCTCGAGCACCGTTAATTATATGGGCTTTACAGGTAGGGATGATTTAAGCAAGATTGTATTGACCATCAACTGGGCAAGCCGTACGACGGCCTGTGGGGCGCCAACCTCCTGTTCAGTAAGCAGCACTCTCTCTGAAGGTGGTATCACCCTGTCATGGAGCGGAGCTAAAAGTGGAACAAATAATGCAATTACCGGTTACGAAATCCAATATAGCGAATCGACGGATAATGCTACATGGGGTGAGTGGATACCACTTACTGTCGTTTCTACGTCTGCCACCAGCGGAAGTGTTGCAACTTCACCGTCCTCCATAAGAGGAAATTACCGTAGATTCCAGGTGCGGACACGTGGTGCGGCAGGAGCGAGCTATTATTCTGGCTGGAAGGTATCAACGAATTCTGTAAGAAGAAATACGTTACCAAACCCACCCACCACTGCAGTTGCTTCACCTTCACATTACAGTAACGAGACCGTTACGCTGACATGGAGCGGGGCCTCTGGTGGAACCAGTGCCATCAAAGGATATCAGATTGCCAGTAGGACATCCACGGATAACAGTACATGGAGCTCATGGAATGTTCTAACCACTATGACCTTGGCTTCAAGTAGTGGCAGTTACACTCCTGATGTATCACGAACACCAGGCACATATACTCAATTTGGTATTTGGACGATAGATAATCTCGATGTTTTCTCAACAGAGAAGATTAGTAACAGCATATACTGCGATATTACTGCCTGCGCAGCGCCAACCTCTTGTACAGTGAGTGCCACAGTGGCGGAAGGTAATGTAACCTTATTATGGAGTGGTGCAGCAAGCGGAGCGGGCAATGCCATTACATCTTATGAAATACAATACAGTGATTCGGTCGATAACAGCACATGGGGCGAGTGGATGGCTTTAACTACAGTGAATACATCTGCTACAAGCGGTAGTTTGAGCGTCAGCCCACCTGCCACACGTGGCAATTATCGCCGATTCCGGATAAGGACTCGCGGAACAGCCGGTGAGAGCTTCTATTCCGAGTGGAAGGTAACGAGCAGCAGTGTCCGTAAAAACACACTGCCTTTGCCGCCTTCATCCTTTACCGCTTCCCCTACCATTTATGAAATCAACACCGTAACGCTTTCATGGAGCGGGACGGTACCGGGAACCAGTGTCATAAAGCAATATGTCATCCAGAGATCTACCTCTACGGATGGTACGAACTGGTCTCCTTTTGAGGCTTTGGCTATTGTTACTTCAAGCGCGACCTCCGGGACTTACGAGACAAATGCAACTCCAATAGCCGGAATGTATACTCGGTACCGAATCGGTGTAACGGATGCATTAGATGCAGTTTCTGCCTATGTGCTTAGCAATGCAGTAAAGAAAAATAGTCCGCCTGCAGCACCGGTAATCAGCTGTCCGATGCCCGGAAGTTCAACTTATAACACTACACCGCGCTTTATGATCACTACGGGCAACGAGCCGGATGGTCAGCTGCAGATTGTGGAAGTAAGGATTGACTCAGGAGATTGGCACAACAGTGTTGACAACCCTGAATTTTTCTCAGTCAGTGGTTATCTTGGAAATGGTGTCAAAACAATATACCAAGCAGCAACGCTGGCTACCGGAAACCATACCGTTACCTTCAGATGTCGAGACAGTGATATTGAGTCAGCAAGTTCGGAGGTTACCCGTACATTTATGATACTGCCGTCAGCTTTTGAGGAGATTACCTCAAATCTGACACATGTGAAAGCAGCACATGTTCAGACACTAAGAACTGCCGTGAACACAGTGCGCAATTACCACTGCTTGACACCGATAAACTGGAGCGAGGAAATCATTGTTGGAAAGACCACTGTCAAGAATTGGCCATTCCATATTCTTGAGCTTCGAAAGGCTATCGAATCGGTTATAGCAATGATTAACAGTTTCGATAATTCATCGACTTTTGATGTCCCGCCTGTAACATGGCTGCCCATTGGAACCGGACGTCCGAGAGCGGATGTGATGAACCAACTTCATGACTTGCTATTGACTCTATAAACCATTATTTTTACAAGCATTCTCACAACAAATGGGAGTGCTTTTCTATATTTAAATTTAGATTGGAGGTATTGATCATGAAAACGATATGGGCTTGGATTCAGACTGCGCTCACAGTTATCGGTGGCTTCCTTGGATGGTTCCTGGGTGGACTGGACGGCTTTCTATACGCGCTTATCGCCTTTGTCGCCATTGATTACCTGACTGGAGTGATCTGCGCGATTATAGATAGAAAGCTGTCAAGCGAAATTGGGGCAAAAGGTATCTTTAAAAAGGTACTCATCTTTGTGCTGGTGGGTATCGCTCACATTTTAGACACTCAGGTATTAGGAAGTCAGAACGGAGGTGCCCTGCGAACGGCGATAATTTTCTTCTATTTAAGCAATGAGGGTATTTCTATCCTTGAAAACGCAGGACACATTGGACTACCCATCCCAGAAAAGCTCAAAGCTGTTCTTAAGCAGCTTCACGGGCGTGATGAGGAGCAACCATCGGATGGTGATGGAACATGATTGACTTAACAAAAGTTGCAACAGTGTTTATCGGACGGCGCGGTGAGCATCATTACCGTAAAATTGAGTTTGATGTCTCAAGCCTGCTTGGTGATGAATATCCAGGTACGGCCCTAAACGCTATATACAAAAGGCCAGATGGAATTGCTTATCCCGTTGTCACAAGCTATTCTGATGGTGTTTTGACATGGTCTCCCAACTCTGCCGATACAGAGATTGTTGGTGTAGGACGGCTTGAGATAAGGGTAGTGCAAGGTGAAGTGGTCGGGAAAAGTGTGCGAATACTCACTATCGTTGAGGGAGCTCTTGCTGATGGTATAGTCGATCCACCGGAGCCTCCCGCGCAGGAGTGGTTAAATCAGGTTTTGTCAGCCTTAGCAGCACTCGATGTTGATGAAATAAATAGCCTGCTGAATCTTATTTACGACCTACTAAATAGTAACTATGCGCTACTAAATACAACGCACAATCTTTTAGACAGTGCCACATCCCAGATCGGTGATACCTACAATCTACTTGGAGATATGCAAAATACGCTATACCAAAGAACAGGGATTCTACTCAATCATTGGCACCCGGTGGAAACGGCTACTGCCCCAGATATGGCAAGTCGCAGAGCGGCCATAACATTTTCAAACATAGCAGACGGCAACAATCTCATAGTTGGCCCGGTAACATATAATTTCGTTACAGCTTTGGGTAGCCCGGCTGATAACAATGTCCAGGTGCTTATACAAGAAAATCTACGTAATACCGTTAAGAAACTTGCGGAAGCCATTAGAGGTGTCCAAGATGATGCAAACATTGTCTACGGCACAGGGACAGACCCCCATCCATCTTGTACTGCTTATTGGACAAGTCAGAGGTTCTCTGTTGGCGATACAACTGTTGCTCCCGGCGAGAGCCTGTTTTTGCTTGAAAAAGCTGAGGATGTGACCACGGCTTTGACACTGACATCAACTGCAGCAGCGAGCATCATTGCTTTTACTCGTGCCCCACATGTGAGATACGTTCTGTCAGGTAATGTCTCTGGTGCGGGTGGTACCAATAGTGTCAGAGGGCCTTTACACACGATACTGCCTATTGGAAGTGTAGTTATTGGAGGACAAGGTGGAACGCTTTCACCGACTAGATATGACTGCCATTTGATAACCCTTTGCCGGCAATCGGATACGAGCGAAAAGGAGCTAGACCTGTATATTTCAAACGACGAACAGAATTTCACAAGAATCTGTCGAAGTACGCCAATCGGAACAGACAGCAGTGCTGAATCTCAGCATGTTCAAATTGAAATGCGGCAGGCTCGGGTTCCTACAGGATACGGTCTGTACATTCGCATGGGAAGCAACGGCACATCATCAACCGCATATTGCGATCTGAAATTTACCTACCACCTGTATCCGGCAGACCTTTAATGATGCTTTTTATTGAGGTGATAAGTGATGAATTTGAGAAAACAAATCCTTACCAACAATGCCTGCTTCAAGGCAGGCAGGACGATAACGCCGAAAGGTATAATGGTTCATTCAACTGGGGCAAACAATCCTTGGCTAAAACGCTATGTTGCACCCGATGATGGCCTGTTGGGTAAAAACCAGTACGGCAATCACTGGAATCAGGACAAACCCGATGGTCGACAGGTTTGTGTGCATGCTTTTATAGGCAAGCTGGCAGATGGTTCAATTGCAACTTATCAGACATTGCCATGGAACCATCGTGGCTGGCATGCCGGAGGTGCAGCGAATGATACCCATATCGGCTTTGAGATCTGTGAAGATGATCTATCCGATGCGACGTATTTTCGCAAGGTATTTTCTGAAGCGGTAGAATTATGCGTGTATCTCTGTAAACTCTATAATCTTACTGAGAAGGACATCATCTGCCACAGTGAGGGATACAAGAGAGGGATTGCATCAAACCATTCCGATGTGATGCATTGGTTCCCACGCCACGGCGAAAGTATGGATACCTTCCGTGCGGCAGTTAAGGCTGAATTGGCGGAAAAATCGAAACCAGAAACGCCTACAGGTGACGATAAGAAATACTACCGTGTTCAGGTAGGCGCATTCTCATCCAAAGCAAATGCCGAATCAATGCTGAAAAAGCTCAAAGCGGCTGGTTTTGATGGTTTTATAAGATATAACTGAGATAAATTTTATAAGCCCACAGCTACGGTAACCATTCCGAGTTGTGGGCTTTATTTTTTTGCCCTTTTTCATGGGGTTCGAATCACACTGTTTTTTCGCATATCGGCAGGAGGTAATGCCATATGCAAGTGAAGCAAATTACAGAACTCCCAACTTCTCAATTTGCTGCAAAACGTAAACCGGTAACAGAGGAGAGACTCCAGCACGAGTATGATTACTATCGCTCACTGAAGCTGCTTCAAAAAATGCTTAATGCAGGCCTGATTACACAAGAGGAATTTGAAAAAATCGACCGCCGAAATCGCCAATCTTTCTCGCCTTTTGGAGTCGAGATAATGCCCTGAATTGCTTGATAATACAGGGGTTCAGAGGTAATATGTCACATACCCAGGGGGTGAAAAGTTGAAAAAGGTAAGAAAAATTGAGCCAAATTCGAAAATAATCAAGCCGAAATTACGAGTTGCTGCTTATGCCCGTGTTTCGACTGATAACGATGAACAGCTAATCAGTTTGGAGGCACAGAAAACTCATTATGAATCTTTTATAAAATCAAATCCGGATTGGGAGTTTGCCGGAATTTATTATGACGAAGGTGTCACAGGTACAAACAAGGAAAATCGCTCAGAACTTCAACGATTAATAGAAGATTGTGAAAACAGAAGGATTGACTTTATAGTCACCAAATCTATCAGCCGATTTGCCCGCAATACGATAGATTGCCTGGAGCTGATTCGAAAGCTGTCAGACCTCGGGGTGTTCCTCTTTTTTGAGAAGGAAAACATCAATACCCAATCAATGGACGGAGAATTGATGTTGACCATTTTAAGTAGTTTGGCTGAGAACGAATCGATTTCTATCTCACAGAATAATAAATGGTCAATCCAGCGTCGTTTCCGAAACGGGACATTTAAGCTATCATCACCACCATATGGGTATGATTATGAAGATGGCGTATTGACAGTAAATGAAGAACAGGCTGCTGTCGTAAGGCGAATTTTCTCCGAAGCTTTATCCGGCAAAGGAGCACAGAAAATTGCTGATGACTTGAACGCTGATGGCATAACACCTAAAAAGGCTGTGCTATGGAATGCTTCTACCATCCTTGGTATGCTATCGAACGAAAAATATACCGGGGATGTCGTCTTACAAAAAACATATACGGATGACCATTTCAAACGGCATCGTAACAACGGCGAAAAAGACCAGATCATGATCCGCAGGAACCATGAAGCAATTATCAGCCATGAGGAATTTGATGCTGTAAATGAATTGCTAAGGCAGCGTGGTGACGAGAAAGGAATAGAGAAAGGAAACGGTAAATATCAAAAGAGATATCCTTTTTCCGGCAAAATCATATGCTCGGAGTGTGGAAGTCACTTCAAACGCAGGATTCATTCCTATGGTGGAAGGAAAAATATTGCTTGGTGTTGTTCAAAGCATATCCATGATACTGCAAAGTGTTCAATGCGTTTTATTCGTGAGGATGACATCCATCAAGCATTTATTGCGATGATCAACAAGCTTATCTTCGGGCATGAGTTTATTCTAAGGCCTTTATTAAAGAGCCTGCGGTCTATTAACTATTCAGAAAACCTGACTGAAATACTGGAGCTTGAGCAAAAGCTGGAGGAAAATATGGAGCGAAGCCGGGTACTGACAAATCTATTGACCAAGGGGTACCTATCCTCCTCCCTGTTCAGTGAACAAAGCAATGAACTGCGAGCAGAAGCAGCTATGCTAAAGGAGAAGAAAAAAGCACTTTCTCGTAGCGTGAATAGTGGTATGACCGCTATAACAGAAGTTGAGCAACTTCTTAAGTGGGCTTCGAAAGCAGACATGATTGATGGCTTTGATGAAGCTATATTCAGTCGGTATGTAGAAAACATCATCGTTTATTCGCAGGAAGAACTCGGATTCAAGCTAAAATGTGGGCTTACATTGAAGGAAAGGCTGGTGAGATAGATGGCTCATACACCTTATGGTTATATCATTAAAAATGGAATAGCAGTCATAGACGATAAGTCTGCGAATCAGGTAAAAGAACTGTTTCGTGCTTATCTATCAGGTCTCTCGCTGTCGGATGCCGCCCGGCGAGCGGGCATTGAGCGCTGCCATTCTTCAATAGCAAAGATGCTGACCTGTAAGCGATACCTTGGGGATGCCTTTTATCCACCAATTATCGACGAAGATACCTTCAAGCAGGCTGAAGCCGAAAAGATAAAAAGAGCCCAGATGCTTGGACGAATACGTGAGCAGGTAGAACCAAAAAAGCCATTCGTGAGGATGCGTTTCTCGGCGCCTTCCCCTGAAACACTTTATGAAGACCCTTTTACCCAAGCTGAATATGCCTATAGTTTGATAGAAAGCGAGGTGATAGCTGATGGGCAATCTTAAGAATATAACCGTAATACCAGCTCGTGCTCGCGTTGGAAACACGGTAAAAGCAGAAGATAGACCTAAACTGCGGGTTGCTGCCTACTGTCGTGTCTCAACTGACAGTGAGGAACAGGCCACGAGTTATGAAGCCCAGGTTGAGCATTATACGAACTACATTAAAGGTAACTCCGAGTGGGAGCTTGCAGGCATATATGCCGATGATGGGATAACAGGAACCAATACTAAAAAGCGAGATGAATTTAACCGAATGATTGAGGACTGTATGGAGGGCAAAATCGACATGGTCATCACCAAGTCCATCAGCCGGTTTGCCCGAAATACTCTGGACTGCTTGAAGTATATCAGACAGTTAAAAGATAAGAACATCCCGGTATTCTTCGAAAAAGAGAACATAAACTCCATGGATTCAAAGGGCGAGATCATGTTGACCATTATGGCTTCCCTCGCCCAGCAGGAAAGTCAATCCTTGAGCCAGAACGTAAAGCTCGGATTCCAATTTCGATACCAGCAAGGAGAGGTTCAGGTTAATCACAATCGTTTCCTGGGATACACGAAAGATGAGAACAAGCGGCTTGTTATTGTTCCTGAAGAAGCAGAGGTTGTTAAGCGGATTTACCGGGAATACCTTGAGGGTGCAAGTCTATTGCAGATTGCGCGTGGCCTTGAAGGAGATGGAATCCTAACTGCTGCAAACAAACGAAAATGGCGCCCGGAGACATTAAAGAAAATATTACAAAATGAAAAGTATATCGGGGATGCTCTGCTTCAAAAGACTTATACCGTTGACTTCCTCTCAAAGAAGCGAGTTGTAAACAACGGAATTGTTCCTCAGTATTATGTTGAAAACAGCCATGAACCGATTATCCCGCGTGAAATTTTCATGCAAGTGCAGGAGGAGATGGTGCGTAGGGCTAATTTGCAGGTCGGGAAAAGTGGCAAAAGACGAATCTATAGCAGCAAGTACGCATTGTCCAGTATCGTGTATTGCGGAGAGTGCGGAGATATTTACCGTCGTGTGCATTGGAACAACAGAGGATGCAAATCCATCGTTTGGAGATGTGTCAGCCGCCTTGAGGAAAGAGGCTCTGATTGTTCCTCACGGACTATTAATGAGACTACATTGCAAGAGGCTGTAGTAAAAGCAATCAATGAGGTGCTGGGCAGTAAAAATACTTTCCTCCCTATTTTGAGAGAAAACATTGAAACCGTTTTAGGTGAGGATAATGACCAGACTACTCAGGAGATAGAATGCAGGCTAAACGAGCTGCAGCAAGAGCTTCTCCGACTGGTAAATGCAAAAGCAGACTATCAAAAAGTGGCGGATGAGATTTACCGTCTGCGTGAACTCAAGCAGAACATACTGGCTGAGAATGCCGAGCGGGAAGGAAAGCGAGAGCGTATAGAAGAAATGATGAAATTTTTACACGAACAGTCTGTGGAGCTACAGGAGTATGATGAACAGCTGGTCAGGCGACTTATTGAGAAAATAACAATATATGATGAGAAGCTGATTATAGAATTTAAATCAAGTGTTGAGATTGATGTAGAAGTGTAAAATATATATGACCGCCGGCTGAGGTTTAAAACCTTGATTAGCGGTCTTTCTTTTATGTTTGTATAATGTTGTCATGTATAATATAATTGTTAGTATATGGATTGTGATTAAAATTATAACAAATACAGTTGAGCTGATAAATGGGGTGGGAAAATGTATTATTGGAGCAAAAATGCCAATAAAATTAATCTAGAAGAATTACTCTGCATGAGCAAAGTTAAGGAAATATATATTGGCACAGCTTTCTTATCAAGAGAAGGACTTCGTATACTAAATGATATCATTAGTAAAAATTCACTGAAGAAGGAAAATGTCCATTTATATATTTCAAATGAGTTTTCACAAGATAAGCCCCATGAATTATTAGTGGAACTATGCAAAATTGCCCAAGTGAAAATCTTCTTGAATCATACATTTCATTCAAAAGTCTATTTGCTTAAAGGAATAAAAAACAGGATTATATTTGGATCTTCCAATTTTACTGAAGGAGGATTTTCAAAGAATATTGAATTCGACAGTATTGAAGAAGTTGATGGCGAGAAACTAAGTGAAATAGAACGATTTTTTAAGTATTGTGACTTCCATTCTACGACAGTTACAGAAGACATAATTAAGTATTATAGAGATAACCAGAGTGAAATTGATGCTCTGAAACAGGCTCAGAAGAAGCTTAGAAAAGCGCTACAGGGATACATACATCAAGGTGATGCTATGGATCCTGATGATTATGAAATAGATAACTATTATTTTACCTTTGAAGATTACGAAACTTTCTTTGATAGAAATGTCCAAAGAGATGATATGGATATCAGAGCGAGGAGAAAAATTGTACAGGATAAATTATTAGCAATCCACAAAATAATTTATCCCAGAATTCAAAAACTCAATTTATATTGTCATTGGAATCCTAATCACATTACATCTCTTATTAATCCATGCGTATATAACAAAGGTAAAGTTGGCTGGCTTGGTATACGGTACGGGAAATCAAAAAAAGAAGTGGACATATTGAATCAATATCTGGATAGCAATGAAAAGGATGAAATAAAGGGATTCCAGAAGCATGGGTGTTTACAATTCTGTATTACTCCATCTGGCTTTGAGATAAATTTATTTCTGGCAGTCAGACATGATGCTATTGATAGAGCATATGTGCAGGAGAAAATACAACAGCTAAAACCGAAAATTACAAAAGAAATTTCTAAGTTGCAAGGATATAGCATGACATGGGAGATATATAATGAAGAAACCGGTGAACACCACATCTTTGATATAGATAATGATAATCCAGAGAAATTTTGTGATTTCCTCAAAAAATATGATGCTAATGGCTGTGAATCATTTTTAAGAAAATTTTATCCGGCTGATGACGAAGTTTTGCTTGATATTGAGTCAATCAGTAATGAGGTTGTAAAGTATATGTCGATTCTTAAACCTTTGTATGATGTTATGGTATGGAGGCCGAAGTTTTAAGAGGAGTGGTTAAATGTCAGAAATAAGCATTGATAGGTTAGATATTGATAACAAAGTATCACTGAGTGTTCATAATAATCAAATAGCTATAAATATAGATGGACTAAATAAATTAGCGTTTACTAATTATACTGAGGAATTGTTTGAAATAATTAAAAATGCTAAGTTTCGCATACCTGATAATTCTGAAGCCATCAAGAATTATAAATATCCTTACTCAAATAAATATAAAAAGTATCTTCATCAAATAGTATTTGATTATTATTTCGGTGAGGATATTAGAAAAAAGCTATATGATTCGGGCTATGTTATTGAACACTTAGATAATGATGGTTTTAATTGTGATATTTCAAATTTATTCGTTTTGAAAGATGTAAAAAACATATATAAAGGATGGCATTTTGATAAAGAACGTTTAAAAGCACTACCGATCATTGCACTTAAAATTTATCATATAATGGAGAATAAAACATTTCAGATTACCATTGCTTTCAACCAGACTTTTACTAACAGTAATAATGAAGTATTGGATACTATACGCCTTTTATATGATTATAACTATGAGATCGTTTTGCAGGATGCAGAGCAGATTCTAGAATCAATTGTAAATACAGGTAATATTAATTTAGGAAAATGGAAGAGTTTATATAGATTTAATGATATAGAAATAACATATGCTCCTAAGATAGAACTAACTGAAGAAGAAAAGAAGCAAGAGTTCGGAACACTAATATATCGAGAAGGAAAAGCCTACCTACTAGTAGGACAATCTGAGACTTCTATAGGATTGGTGAACTCAATTCCATATAAAAAAAACTGGAACTTAAAATAAAAGGGGTTGATATGTTCCCTTGAACAACACGGATGAAGGAGGTGAAACGTATGGCCAAATATACGGATGAAGATATTAGAGGTATGCAAAAGATTACGATCAAAGTCGCAGCTGATTATCTTGGAATCTCTCCTAATATGCTAACGCTCGGTATGAGAAACAATCTGCTACCAATCGGTTTTGCTGTACATAATGAAGATCGTTATAGAGATAGCTGGACATATACCATCGTCCCGGAACGTCTGATAGCTTATAACCACGGTCGGATTAATGAAGTTCAAGTTCAAAATATCGAGAAAAACTTAAATACCATTATCACTCAATTCGAAGAGATGAAACGTGACCTGCTTTTTCTATTAAGCGAAAAAGAGGAATAGGAGGGATAAAACAATTTAATGCCCTTATTGGGAGAGCGTCCCAAGGGGAGAATATAGAGAACGTGACGGAATTGAACCCGATGGAAAGCCAAGCAATTGAAATACCACAGGCAGCTACTAAGCAAGAAGTCCCGCCCCCAATATCCCAAGATACAGCAACATCCATTTTGTTGTCAGAATCCACGGTAAGAAAGGAGGAAACAGTTATGCCGGAAGACCCTGTAATTAAACTTACACGCCAACAGTTGTACGATGAGATTTGGAAGATTTCTGTCGCAGGATTGGCAAAAAAATATGATATTCCCTATTCCCAGCTTATGAAACAGATAAAACAGGCGGCCATACCAGTTCCTCCATCTGGATATTGGACACAACTCAGTTATGGAAAGCCTGTCATGAAGCCTGAATTGCCAGAGCCTGTTGATGAAGAGATCCCTATTTATAGAACTGTTCCGCGTACCCCGACAAAGAATAAGAATGTCAAACTACCGTCCAAGGAAAGTGTAAAAGAAACACGGTATACTGAGAATCAGGCTGCTTTTGAAACCTCTGTTGACGATAAGCCAGTAAAAACCACAGTTGCTCTTTCTGCTGAAGAAACAAGGACAAGCACTGTATCGGAAGAACATGTGGACTCGTCTGATCAGGTGGTAAATGAGCCTGAAACATACACACAGTACGGACAGACTTATAATGTTTACGATCGGGAAACACTATATAAAGAAGTATGGGAAAAACCTGTAACAGAAGTTGCGAAGCGGTATAAGGTTTCCGACGTCGCTATACATAAAGTCTGCAAGGCATTAGATATACCAACTCCACCCGCTGGTTATTGGGCAAAGCTTCGTGCCGGAAAGCCGGTTAGCGTAATTCCTCTACCCAAAAGTGACAAGCCTTCAAGAAAAACAGGTATACGGACGGGTTCGACCAATCAAGCGGTTGAGGAGGAAGAATCGCTTGCTTTTTTAAACGAGGAAGACCGCTCCGTCATTTTTGCTGTAGCTACCCAGATTTTGCTTCCGGACGAGGGAGAGCGAATGCACCCCAAGATTATTGCACATCGCAAGGTTGTGGCAGAATGGAAAAAGCATAAAAATAGTGATAACAGAGTCTGGAATAGAAGAAACGCAGAATCTGTTCCATTTTTAGCGGATTCTATTTCGGATGAGTCGTTACCTCGAGCATGTCGAATTATTGACGCGTTAATCAAAGCGATGGAACCACTGGGTTGTTCCTTGACAGATAGTCTTAGCTTTGTTGTTAATGGAGAAACAGTCCCGCTTGCTTTTTCAGAGTCAAAAGATGAGGTCAAACATATTCCTACCAAAGAAGAAAACATGCAGCTTCTAAAATATGAAGAGGAGCGTAAACGTTACTCGTGGGCTTCCAAACCTCAAATCCGTAAATATGACCACATTTTCAATGGAAGGCTAACTCTGACAGTAAATGGCCAGAAAAGCTTTCGTGACTGCAAATCGTATGTTCTGGAAGATCGTCTCGGCGATATCATGATCGAAATCTACGAAGCAGCGGAAGAAATAAGAAAAGCTCGTGAGGCTCGGGAGGAAGCAGAGCGAAAACGCCAGGAGGAGGAACGCCGTAAAGAAGAATTCCGGAAACGTTATAATGCTGAAATTGACAGAACACTCGCTCTGACAAACCTTGCAGAAGATTACGATACTGCTTGCAAAATCAGGCGATATATCGCCGTTGTTGAAGCGTCTGGAGAACTTGATGAAAAAACAGCTAAATGGATCGAATGGGCGAAGGCCAAAGCCGACTGGTATGACCCTACTGTTGCCAGAGAGGACGAATTTTTCGGAAAACGCGAGCATGAAAAAGATGCCGAGGCAAAGAAACTAAATCATAAGGGTTACTGGTGGTAAATCTCTAAAGCAGCTAATTAAAATGACATTGATATGTTTCCACGAACGACGGTTTTTCAAAAAAGACCTAAAAAACCCATTGACATGTTCCCACGTACAGATGGTTTCTAAAATTGCCCGCAGACATCAATTCCATCAACTCGAGCCACGTGGAGTGCGTAACATTGATGTGTGCGTCCAGCGAAGCTGGCAAATGCTAACAGGTGAAAGTCCTGTAGTGGTAAAGGTAGGGCAGCCACTTAGTCAGTAACCAGCGTATGGAGTAATTCATGCGTTGAAGCGTTAC